GTTTTTTGGAGGAGCCTATCGTTTCTATAAGTACATGAAACGATGTCCCGGTATGACCTATGATGATGGGGATTTTTCAAAAATTGATAAGACTATTAAAGCGATTTTGCTAGCCCTTCACATTCAAACAGGAGTCATGTACCTAGACTTCTCTAAGATGGCACCCGAAGATGTTCTCTGCTATAAAACAGCACTTAAAATATTGACAAAGATTAGAATAGTCAAAGTTACGCGGATGGACGGAAATAATTGGGTGGTAGTCAAAGGAGTTATGCCGTCAGGAATCTTCGAGACCAGTGATGGGGATTCATGGTGTGTTTTGTTTCTCCTTTGCTGTTGGATAGAGCATTTGCGCGCAACCGATCATCATGCGTGTGCGGCAATAGATTTCTACTTTTTCATAGAGTGGGTAATTGCCATTTATGGAGACGATCACTTACAAGGGATAGGACCACATCTTCGACAGTTTATGAGTGAGTATGGATTTGCGGAATATTGCTCCGAATTTTGGGATATGAAGATTCGGGAGATCAGAGTGAACCTACCTCTCCTAACGGCTCTGCATTATGAGCGGTTAACTGCAGTGGATGCAGAGGGAAAAATGTTGACAGTCAATCATTGTACGGACTACGCGGTACAAGACGGTGCTATTTTCCTGAAGAGATCTTTAATTCTTCGTCCTCCACACCTTCCCCAGCAGTGTGCTCCTGTAGTTGCGTGGAAACCCGCATGGCACCATTTTGTCCGTATTCCCTACTCCGCAGAAGGTAAAATATCTTGGTCCCGCGTCTTGTGTTCCACGATGGGCCATGCTTGGGACTGTCAAGGAACAAATCTCCATGCTTTTGAGGAATTGCAGTTTTTTTACAATGAATTGGTTACCTATTTAAATCTCACAGAGGATGGAGTGCGAGATATGATAGAAGAAGAATTTAAAAATGAAAGGGTCAAGACTCGCATGTTAACAAAATTAGGAATAGATCGTCAGTCATTTTATCGATTTCCAACACTCTCACAACTCATAGAATACCATATGGAGAGTGATAGATGCGAATATAAAGTGAACCCAGATTCGGCGTTTGATCGTAAGCAATTCGAGGATTACGACGACCTGGATTATTTAAATCTTCAATAGTCAGTGGGCCCGAGGCCAACGTGCCGGCGCGCGATCACCGTTAAGCTACCGAGAGGAGCAGGGAAAATACCTTATTTCTTCCTTGAGAAATGCGAAGCAACAAGAAAGAGGAAAG